CACATTTTTTTGCTTGAAACTGACTTTGCATTGACCACACACCACTTGCTTTATTTAATTCTTTTACTAATACGATTCCTGAGCCACCTGCACCACCAGCTTGATTTGCTGGACCACCTCCAGCTCCACCGCCACCACCGCCAGTATTTGCTGTGCCTGCTGTTCCTGCTTGTCCAGTGCTGCCTGGGCCAGGTCTACTTCCGCCTGCTCCACCACCACCAGTTCCACCAGCTCCACCAGTTCCACCAGAATCAGCTCCACTTCCACCACCACCTGCATAAACTCCAGAGTTAGGTGCTCCTGGAAAATCTGGACTTACATCTGTTCCTGCTCCACCTGCAGAACCATTTGGAAAAGACCCACAACTTTTTCCTGCTTCAGAAGAACCTCCGCCACCATTTGATTTACCTGGTGTATCTCCTCCTGGAAAACCTTCTGGAGGGCTAAACCCTCCTACATTTCCAGCACCTGCAGCTGCATTTTTTCTACCGCCGCCAGATCCACCACTATTTGCACAAGTTGTAGAAGTGTTAAAAACTCCACCACCGCCACCTGTTGCAGTATAGGTTGTGCCACAAGCAACAGCTGTGCTATTTGTTCCTCTGCAAGCAGAGGATTGAGGTGAACCAGGATTTGTTGAACCTGCACCTATAGTAGTTGTAATTGTTCCTTGTGCACAGATTTGTAAATTTCTTAAACCACCAGCTCCACCGCCTCCTCCGGCGTCATTACCACCAGCTCCACCTCCACCAACAATTACTGTTTTTACAATTCTTGTTCCTGTTTGAAGTGTTATATCTCCTGAAGATGTTTTAGTAGTTATAGTATTCTTTCCAAAAGAAGATTTATTAGAAACTCCTATTACACCACCATTTGCTGAGCCAGATTTACTTCTAGGCATTGTGTCCTCCTATGCGGACACCCAAGCTGTGCCGTTCCAATCGTAGATTGTTTTAGGATCCGCTGTATCGTCTATTTTAGTTGCTTTCCAACCTTTTGTATTATCTGCATTGTATGCATTCTCATCCCACCATACACTATATCCTATATCATCTGATGGTCTATCAATTGGTGCTTGCCAATCATCATTATCATCTAATGACCATGATGCATGAGGTTGTTCTGATAAAAATTTATCTTTTGAAAAATCGTATACGCAATCAATTCCTGCATATTGTTTTCTAAAATTATTATTGTAAGAAGTTTGTTTCCAAGTTCCACCTTTAAAAAAATTAACACACCATGTTTCACCATCAACGTGCATATCATTTTCTCCTAGAGGTCCCGCTGCTGTAGATACATCATTACCTACAACTACAACTCTTTTAACAACCCAATTTTGTTTTGAGCTATCAAATTTATCTGTTTCTTGTTTTAATTCTGCAAAGTGTGCCATATTTTTATCCTCCTAATTTATAATTTATTTTTAACTTACAGTCAATGTCCCTGATACTGTAAATGTAGCTATTTTATCACCTCCAGGATGCGTAGATGTTGCGTTTGTACAAGGAGTTACTGCAAAAGTTCTAGCACTTGGTCCTCTTACGATTACAATACCTGAACCACCATTAGCACCACTAGATTGTGTCGATGGACTTGGTGATGCACACAAACCTCCAGCTCCACCTGCTCCACCACCTGTATTTGCAGATCCTGCAGTTGCATTACCACCAGAACCAGCTCCACCTGCTCCACCACCACCAGCGCCTCCAGCGCCAGGTTGTGAACCTTTTCCTGAACAGTTTGCACCTCCACCACCACCGCCAGCGTATGTTACGCATGATCCATTAATATTATTAGGAGCTCCAGCTCCACCAGCTCCACCATCTCTTCTACATGAAGGTCCAGTGCCACCAGCACTTCCTGCAGCTGTGGCTCCACCGCCACCACCACCTGAAAATGATCCACCACTATCAGCAGGAGAACCTATTCCACCTGGATTTCCTTCTGGTGGGTCAAAACTTCCTATATTACCAGCACCAGCTGAAAGTGAATTACTACTTGATCCAGAACCTGATCCACCATCTACTCCTGCTCGAACTGCGCCTCTTCCTCTAGCACCGCCTGATGCTTGAAAACATGTTCCTGCTCCAACGATTGAAGAGGCACTACCAGATTGTGCTGTACAATCTGATCCAAAAGGTGAAACGTTACCAGCTCCACCACCTCCAACTGTTATCGTATAAGTTCCTGTTCTAACATTTAATGCATCTCCTCTAAGTGGACTAGGTCCATATCCTGATGCACGATAACCTCCAGCGCCAGCTCCTCCTGTTCTATGTCTACAAGAGCCACCGCCTCCAGCTACTACTAAATAATCTATTGGCACTGTTCCAAAAATCCAATCGCCTTTTTTTACTTGCTCATAAACTGTGTTCATATCCCAAACACCTGAAGCTCTATCTATTTCTTTTACAATAACTATTCCTGAACCACCTGCTCCACCTGAAGTTCCTACTTGGCCACCACCGCCACCACCACCGCCAGTGTTAGTTGTACCTGCTGTTCCATTGCTACCTGGTCCTCTACCACCTGGTCCACCTCCACCAGTTCCTCCTGCTCTTGGTCCACTATCTGGAGGAGTTCCAGGGCCATCACCCCCTCCACCTCCACCACCATAAACTCCAGAGTTTGGTATTCCTGGAAAATCTGGACTGAAATCTGTTCCTGCTCCACCTATTGTGTTTGATGATGCTGCACTAGATCCACCACCACCTGATCCTAAATAATTTGGTCCTGCTATTGGAGTTTGCGCTGCTCCTGGAAATCCCTCTACAGGATCAAATCCACCAGCATTTCCTGTTCCTGCAGCTTGACAAACTGCGATTCTTCTTCCACCACCTGATCCTCCAGGTTGTCCTGCTCCAGCACCAGGCGCTGAAAATTCTGGATTAGTTCCATCTCCTCCACCTCCACCACCACCTGTAGATGTATAGGTTGTACAACCAACAACTAAACTTGAATTTCCACCTTTTCTACCAGTTCTTGCACTTGGAGTTCCTGCTGCACCACCAGCTCCGATAGTAACTGCCCCTAAAGCTGAACCTCCAGAAACAGTAATAGAGTTAATTCTTCTTGTTCCACCAGCTCCACCGCCACCACCGCCATCGTCTCCGCCGCCACCACCTCCAGCAACTATAATTGTATCTATTAATCTTGTTCCTGGTTGTGTTGTAACTGCACTTGGTGAACTTGATGTTTTGGTTGTGACTTTATTTTTTCCAAAAGAAGTTTGAATAGTTGGTCCAATTATTCCGCCATTTCCAGCCATAATCTAAACCTCCTATGCGTCGTCTATCACTTCATATGATACGAATAATGTTAAGTCAGAGTTTGCACTTGCTCCGCCTTCTAATTTATCACCCTCTTCTAAATAGATAGGTGTGTCTAATAAAACTAAAACTGCATCAGCTGGAACTGAAACAGTGCTAGCTATTTTAAAAGTTGCTCCAGAAACAGATGATCCTGTTGCTGCTGAAGTTCTTGTTGCCTTATCAACTTGAACTGTTACATCCGCTGCATTTGTTCCATCAATGTTTGCAACTGAAATTCTATTAATTTTTACTAATTTATCTGACTGTACGTGTATTAATTCTGTGTTAGTGGTTGTATCCAATTCAAAACCTTGAGATTCTCCTATAATGGATGATACTGATACTATATTTGGTGCTGCCATAATCTACTCCTTTTATCCGAAAACGATCGCCATTGCAATAGCTTTTCCTGTTGTTGCAAGACCGACACCGTTGGCCTGTACCTCGCCAGTCCCTTTTGGTATTAAATTTATGCTTATATTTGTATCACCACCAGTGGCTGAAATCGAGGGATTATTACCCGTTGCAGCGTTAGTGATGTCAAATTGGTTTACAGCTGATGCTGTTGTTTGAAAGATAATTTGTTCGTTTCCGTTCTCATCATTAATTCCATGTGCATCATCAAAAGCTATATTAAAATCGTTTGTATCTAAATCGCCACCTAATTGTGGTGATGTATCAGATACAATTGATGCTAGTCCTAAAGATATATCAACAATATTTGGATTAGTAGTATCATCTGCTTTTGCAACAACTAATTTATCGCCTTTGTCTGTAGCAGAAAATGTAACCGTGCTTCCTGAACCAGTTGCATATTTAAATTGAACTGTGTGAGCTCCTGATGTTGAGTTTCTTAAAATGTAAAAAGTTTCAACATCTACAGGTATTGTTACAATTTGATTTCCTGAAATAGTTCCTGTGAACTCAACCATTCTATGTTGAGCTGTTCCAGTTGTATTTCCGTCTACAACAGTTAATGCTGTTGTTTGTGCTCCACCTGCTATTGATTGTGAATTAAAACCACCAAATAGTTGTGAAATAAGACTTAAATTTGTATTTGTTTTATCACCCCATGTACCGGCGTTTTCACCAGTTGCTTGAAGTTCAACACCTAAAGGTGTAAATGTTGATGCCATAAATTTCTCCTATGCAGCGTCACTATAACTTGTATTTGATCCAGTTGCAACATTCGAATACGATGTATTTGAACCCGTTGAAACATTAGTATAAGATGTATTTGAGCCAGTGTCAACATCAGCATATGCGAAGATATTTACCCCTCCCACACTAAATGTTGCTGATTGACCCGTTAATCCAACCTGCATATCGACCACGGATACTGAGCCAATACTAGCACTAAATGACTGACCAGTTAATCCTAAGCCCTCTTCTACTGTTAAAGAACCAACACTAGAAGTCATACTTAAACTTGATGGTTGAGCCACAGCTCCACCTAATCCAACTATAGATCCTAAATTAAATGATGCTGATAAACCTGATACTAATACTGTATCATTTGGTATAGTAACAGTTCCTAAACTAGATGTAATTTCTTGACCTGTTAAAGATAATTCAAGTGAAGATGATCCAGTTGCAGTTCCTTGTGACAATGTCATTGATTGACCAGAAGGCTGAACCGTATCATTTGGTATTGTCACACTACCTTGTGACAAGGTTATATCTAAACCTGTTAAACCAACAACATCAGCAACAGCAGGTGTTCCTAAAGATGCAGTCATAGACTGACTTGTAAGTCCTACTGTCATTTCTATAGGTGAAATAGATCCAACAGAAAAAGAAGCTGATAAAGTAGTATCTATTACAACAGGAACAAAGGCTTCACCTTGTGAAAACGTGCTTTCTTGACCAGTTAATCCAACAGTCATATCAGCAACTGTTGGTGTTCCTAAACTAGATGTTATTGATTGACCTGTTAAGGTAATTACTTGATTTGAAGTTTGTCCCCAAGCTCCACCACCATTCCAAGCTTGTGCACCCCAACCAGTTTTAAGAGTTGTATCTTCGTCCCAAGGCGCTTGACCCCAGGTAAACCGGCCCCATCCTGAAGATACCGACATGGTCGGCCTCCTACGCTAATCTAATTATTGCTGAAGAAGAATCGTTTGTAGGAAACTCTATTTTAAAAGTTCCGTTACTAGCTGTTTTGTCACCACCAAATGCAATCACACAAACAGCATTAGTTGTTCCTGAACCACCTGCAGTTGTTGTGTTGTAAATCAAAGCTCCGTTTGCAGTGAAAGAAGCTGAAGAATAAGTTACATCAGAAAAATCTGTAAATGCAGTTGTACCAGTTAATCCAACTCCTGTTCTTGTTAGAGTTGCTCCACCTGGTTGATATGCAGATCCAGATGTGTTTGATATTTCATTTGATGTTGAATAGCCAGTTGTAGTAGCATCTAAAGATGCTGAACTAGTAAATAATGCAATCTTAAAAGTGTGTCCACCTGATGAAGCAAAATTGTGCTTACCTTGTAAAAGCTCTTGTTTAAAGCTTGAACATATTGCTGATGATATTGCCATAATTTATCTCCTATGGGTTTACTGAGTTTACCGGTATTCGAACAGTGCCATCTGTATAGTCATCTCTTCGTCTTCTACCGACTTGCTCGTTAGCAAACTTCTGTACTTCTTGTTTATATTTATTTTCATATAAAGTCAACATATCTATCGGACCTTTTAAAAACCCATATGCCTCTGATAGACAGCAATATAATAGGCCATTTGGAAAGTTGAGACTGATGTAATTGGTGTCATCATTTTCTAAAAGATTAGGCATTTTGTTAAAATGAACTTTATATCTATATGTAGTGTTAGGGACCGGAGCCACTATAATACGACCTGATGTAGTATCTGTATTACCAGTTGCACCACCAAACATAGCATAATATTTAGGTTGACCTTGAGCAGCGGAGGTTCCGGTTACATCCTGATACTCTTGAAGATATGTTATATCTTTTTTTTCTAAATATCTATTAGCTCCAGTTGTTTCAGATCCAGCAGTATCGTAAACTTGTATGGCTCTAATAAATACAGCTCCTGCTGGTGAATTTATAGATTCTTGTCCAGCAACGAAATTACCTAATTGTTGTTTTCTATCTGCATCAATAGGCACATCTCTAAATATTCTATATTGTGCGTTTAAAATTATGTTTTCTAAAACATCATTTGTTAATACATTTGAATCTGTTTCAGTATAACTTTTAATTTGTGTTTTTAATCCTGATGCACTTAAACCTGGCATTATCTTACCCCTGCTATCTCTCTACAAATAGGACAGCTTTTTTTGTATCTATTGTGTGTCCCACACTTTACAGCTTTGCCATTAACATCTTCATATATTGGAGTTTCTGGTTCTGCTGGATCTTCATATAATTGAAGATGCTCATCCTTTTCAGGACATGCACATTGTTTAATACCAAATAAACTACATATAAAATTTTTTATTTTTTTAATCATGCTGTTACTGTAACTGGTCCTGCAGATGCAGACCCGCCTCCTCCTGTTTCACTTATACTAGATGTTGTAGCTGTTGCAAAGGTATAATTATCATCGTCTACTCTAGTAATTAAATAACCTGCAGCTAAATTTATCGTTGCTGCAGCCACTCCTCCAACAACAGTTGCATCTCTAAATCTAACTCTATCATTATTTGATCTACCATGATTAGGTTCATTTACAGATATTGTTGTAGATCCATTTGTTGTTGTAAATGGATTTAATGGTAAAATTTTTGGAACAGCTGTTTCTGTTCTATCGGGTCTAACATTACGCAAAGATATAGAATCACCATTCATAGGTTTTGGTTCTAATTGTGGTTGTTTTGGTTCAAATTCAGATACATGTACAAAAGATCCATTCCACTCTCTGACCATTTCTTTGTATGGGAACTCCATACCAGATCTATCTGATATTGCTCTTGCGTATTTACCTGTTGCGTACTTTGCCATTATTTTTTACCTTTTGTAAATATTTTATAAGATTGTTTTACAGCATCTTCATCTAAAGGTTTATTTTTATACCTATCTAGAAGTTTCTTATGTTTTTTTATTGCTTCTTTAAATTCAGGGCTTACTTTCTTAATTACTTTTGCTGCTCCTTTAACTATCATACCTGCAAAAAATTTTTTTCTCATTATGCTCCTGGATAATATGCTTTAGGAGTTATGTGTGTGCTAGATGCAGAACCATCTTCTGCTAATGCCCTTGCAAACTCATCCTCATAAGCTAGTTTTGTTTGTTGAATTAAA